CGAGACTATGACAAAGAAGATATGTTTTCTCCTTATTGTGTAATGCGTTTGAAAGATGAGTTTAAGTTTGTTTATCCAGTGACTCCAGAAAAGGCCAAGAATTTGCAGCGAAAGTGTAGAGAATTTTTTATACCTAATATGTCGCAGCAATTTCTTAGTAAGTTATTGATGACTCCCCGTCAGCTTCTAGAGAGGGGGGATACGATTCGAATAGGTCAAAAATGGAATCATGGAGAGGCGCAACGATTTGCCGAGTATATGAATGCAGGGTCTCCTGATGTTGAGTATAATACAGGTGATTTTCAAAAATTAGATAAAACAATAAGAGATTGGATGTTGACATTGTATGTGCAGTACGGGAGAAAGTATTTTTCAGTTGAGGACACGATGAGCGAGAAGTTGTTATTTAATTTGTTTATTGTGTTGGCTGAGAGGATTAATGTCAAGATAGTAGACCATCTCGACACAATTTGGACACTTATGCGAGGTATGATGTATTCAGGTGGTTATGAGACATCGCATGGTGATTCGTGGTGTGTTTTGTTGGCCTGGTTGCTCTTTGTTGTTCATGTAGCTAATAAGAATCCTAGTAAAAAATTTAAAATCTTTTACTATATGGACAAAGGGCTTTTAAGAATCGTGGTCTATGGAGACGATCATGTATGGTGTTGCCCCCGTATATTAGGTGATTTATTAAACGAGACGAGATTTGCAGAATTCACTTCTGAGTACTTGGGAATGATAATCAGAGATGCTCAGACTACTACGGATTTTTTTTCCACCACATATCCTAATGGTGAGTTGAAGACTACAGGTGTTGTTTTCTTGAAGCGTTATTTTATAGCATCGCGTTTAGTTAACCAAGAAGGATTTCCGGTTATTTATCCTTTTAAGCCAACTCACGATTCTTTGCTTAAGTTGTTCATGAATAAAGCTAACGATGAAATTACATACCCTCTTCAGGCAATTGGACAAGCTTATGACACATTAGGTACCAATCCAGCATCTTATGCTATGATAAAGCAGTTTTATCTTTACTATCTAGCAGTGCTCAAGTCTTCTCCTAAAGAATTATTTGAAAAAGCATTTGAGCGAATGGATGCAGTTGAGACAAAGAGGTTACTAGCGAGAGCGGGTATAACTCGTGAGAT